GTATGTGTGAAGGTAAGAATATCAACTTCGGCAACAGTATGCTTGCAGAGGTCCCTGTTAACGGTTCAAGCGTTATTAAAATTAGAAACAACATTAGCTATTCAGAGACCCCTAGTGAGACAGACTGGCTTACGGTAGACGCCATTTCTTCTACTGCTAGTTACTTGTACGTAGACGTAACATACTCGACAGAAATAGGAGCATACGGATAATGCCTTACTCACTATCATTTAGAAGCCGCCAAAGGCTTTCTGGAGTACATCCAGACCTTGTTGCTGTAGTTAAACGTGCGATTGAGATTACAGAACAAGATTTTAGCGTTCTTGAAGGTGTCCGTAACATCGAACGTCAACGCCAGTTGGTAAAAGCGGGAAAATCCAAGACCTTGAACTCCCGTCATTTGACAGGACACGCAGTAGACCTAGTTCCTTATCCTGTGTCGTGGGACTGGGAATACTTCTACCCAATTGCCGACGCTATGAAAACCGCAGCAGAAGAACTTGGTGTAGACCTTGAGTGGGGAGGCGACTGGAAATCCTTCCCTGATGGACCACATTGGGAACTTTCTTGGGACTCGTATCCAAAATGATAACCCGTACATGCAATGATTGCCGTAAAGAGAAAGTCTTGGAGGACCTAGTGAAGGCTTCCGGGTGTAAGTATGGCAGGAGAAAGCTGTGCAAAGATTGCTTAGTCGTCAGGCAACAGTTGCGTCATGACCCTGAAAAGAAGGCTGAATATGATCGCAATAGGCGGAAGGCTAAAGCGAAAGAGCTCAGGGCCTATGACAGGGAAAGATCAAAACTCCCACATAGGAAAGCCTCCCACAACGAATCCACTAGAAGGCGGAGGGCTTTGCTTAAAGATGCTGTTCCAGAGGATTACGATAGGGAAGGTGTTCTAGCTATGTATAACTTGGCGCAAAAGTTCTCAAGGATAACTGGCGTTGAGATGCACGTAGATCATATCAAGCCTCTATCAAAAGGTGGGAAGCATGATGTGAAGAACCTGCAACTGCTTGCTGCACCCCTTAATTTAGCCAAAGGTTCTAATGAAGACTTCCAACTTAGTAGAAAGACTTACCCATGAGTGAACAAGAATGGCACCTCTCCCGTAGTGTCCCTTTGTCGATGATCTTCGCAATTGCCTGTCAAACAGTAGCTTTGATTTGGTTTGTCGCTACCCTTCGTAATGATGTGGACGCTAACCAGATGAAGATCGTTCAGCTTGAGGAAAGAACTGAAGCCCTCTCTGATATGGTACAGGATCAATCTATTATGATTGCTCGCATGGATGAGAATATCAAGGCTATTCGTGACATCATTGAGAGGATGGCTAAACACCCATGAATCCCAAGACATACAAAAGGGAACTAGCGGTGGCCTTTGTTATATGGTTAGCTTATGTAGTGGAGACTAAAGATGCTGAAATCATTCAAATGTTGGTTTGGCCTATCTTCACGTACACTGCTCTTGCTTTTGGTGTTGATTGGTGGGGCAAGTCTAACGGGGTGCGGAAAGATACCCCTCTTAGGGGGAGGCCCGAACGTAGCGGCCAACACTCAAATCGGGAAGACGAACGCCCAGACTATTGGAACATCGACCGTTAATGGCGACCAAAAATTAGTAAGGCCAAAAGCTAGGACCATCAAACAGACCCAAGACACGACTAAGGTCAAGACAGATCAAGTAGAGAATATCACGGTTAACGAAATTCCTCCGTGGGTAATTCTCCTGCTTATCCTTGGCTGGCTTTTCCCAAGCCCTAGTGAAATGGCTAGGTCATTCTTTAGCTTGTTCCGAAAATAAAAAAGCCCCCGGTATCCTTGAGTGGACGCCGGGGGTTTTCTTTTGTCTTTAGAACAGATCAGGCCGAAGTTCTTTGACCCGCTGTGTCGTGAGCCTATGGAGTAACCTTAGACGATCTAGGTGTTGCCACTTGTAATCCTCTGTCATACGTTTGCCCCTATGCAAAAGTTCAGGAAATCAGCTTGGATAAACTCATAATCTTTGGACTCGTGAACAAAGTAGACCATACCAATAATAGTGGTCGCAGTCTCCATAGGCACACCGATCATTGCGAACTGTTCGGCTATCGCCTCTGGCGGCGTTCCCGCGTCACGTGCAGAAACTACAGGCCCAATGAGTTTATCAAAGAACTCTTGGCACTCAGTAGTGCTTGAGGTAGCTTCGTCTGCAATTGCCAAGGCAGCAACAGTAGCGACAATCACAAGAAAGTATTTCATACCCTTTGGGACGTAAGGCACTTTAGGGGGTTTCTTGAAAGTATTCATTTGGTGTTTTCCTCTATAGATTGGATCATCCAGCCAAGGTACACCTCAGCTTTTTTCAAGTCTTCGATACCGTTCTTGTACTCGTAACGCCACAAGTATTTCATCACGTTGCCCTTGCAATACGCCTGAAACCCTTTAGGACCGAGACTGGCGCGGATAGCCTCAATACATTCGATCCCGGCTTGATTGTAGTGAATAGGTTTGTTGACTGGATTCATTAGATTCCCTCCGACATGAACGTCTTTACCCAAGTCTTAGTAATATCAGACCTGATGATGTCGTCAACCCCAAATTCGATGATTGGGATAGGTAACTGATACTTCTTCACCAGATGTACGATCTTAGTCAGACCATCCCGCTCTTTCAGGTCACTCTGTTGCACGTCACCGTCAAAATCAAGCGGGTTCTGATTGCCTAAGTCTTGCATTAAACTCTTCAAGTATTGCGCTTTCTGGGATTTCCACACCCAACACACCGGGCTGGTAGCTTTTGGCCCAAGCCCCTTTTTTGGCATGTGTGATTGAGACGAGCTTACGCGGTGACGCGCCCCTCAGCGCACTTACGACCTCATTTATCGAATCCCATTCGCTCGTGGTTTCGCCGTATGGATCACCCGGCAACACGCTTACCGGAATAGGATTAACTCCATAAGCTTTTAGCTTGTGGTATAGTTGCGGCTCTACTGGGCCATAATCCCAAGCTTGAAAATGGTTTGACGCAAGCAGACCTCGGCCTCGCCCAGAATGAACCATGTGAGACAAGTAAAGTAGCTTCTGTAGCGATAAGTTGGTGACTGGGCCGTCCCATAAATCTGCAATTGTCCTAGCAGCGGCAAACGTAGCCATCACTGGCCTTGCGGTCCCTTGGGCACGTTGGTCCTTTCCTCCCTTGGCGCTCAGGCGCGTTAACAGGGATTGTAACATAGTTGTACATACATTTGGACAGTTTATAACTGATTGCAATACGCTCTGGTGTCGCGGCGACCCAGATTTTTGCTCACTGCCGTACGTAGGATCATTTGAGTCAGGCTCAAAACCTGTATCTTCCATATCTTCGGTAGTGGGTCGATAGCTACAATACACGATATAGTCGTAGTCGCTATCCTCTTTCGCACAGCCTACTTTGCGGCTCCCATACGGAGCAAGCTCAATCACAAAACTCTTCTTTAGGACTTCTTCCATGGTACTCTCCTGTTAACACTGGAGCAGTTTAATGTCATGCTCAGGACACATTACTTAAGGCGACCCACGCAGCCCTAGACGCCATCGCTATCTAGTCGACCACTCCCCTTGCCAGTCCCGTAGCCCCGATCATTGACCGAGCCCTGCCACACGAGGCAATCACCTTCTTTCTTAATTCGATTTAAGAAGAACTCGTCGAAGGTCATGCGTCAGGCCCCTCCACCCACCAATCTTCTCCGCAAGATTTGCAGCGGTAGTGGTAGTCTTCATACCCTCCGCAGGGACTTTCCCATTCTCGATATTCTATGTTCCCTTCCTTTCCGCATTTCCGGCACGGAACTTTGTCGTTAGGAACTGGCGTCCAATTTGTTTGGTATCCCATTGTCAGTATGCCCCCTGGTCTCGGATTGCATTAGGTAAGATCGACAATCTCGCACGAGCCTCCACTACAAGCGAAGGTCGAAGAACCTTTGGTCGTATCCTCAGTCTCGTAGTCACTCAGATTGGACCAGTCGATAGAGGTAGGCATAACGCTCAAGAGAGCCTCATAATCGCTCTTGCTGCACTCCTGATAAGGCGCTTGCTTATACGTGCCTCCATCATAGGGAAGGAACGACACACCTGACATCTCATCAAAGTGTTTGTATACAAAAGCACCTACTTCAAGCCATTCATCGTCACGCACATTGACTGTGATAGAAGGCTTATGCTCACACCAGTGTCGCTGGTACGTAAGCCAAGTTTCCAAAGTGTCAATAGCACTCATGTCGTCACGAGTCACAGCGTTGTCAGGAGCCTTGACAGGGAAACTAAAGACTGTAGTAGTCTCAGGCTTCATCACGCAAGGCTCATTAGGAATGCCCATGTCGATCATGAACTGAGTCAGAGGGTCTTTATTGTCTCCACGGACAGTGCGTACATAATACTGGCTATGGCGAGTGTGAATACCAGATGCACTATCAACAAGTTGAGAAACAGTCCCACTTGGCTTAACGCATGTAATCGCAGTGCTAGGAGGGATACCGAGGCGGTCAGCCCACTCAGCATTAGTAGCGACAGCAATGCTACGAAGATGTTGAAGAGTTTTTTCAAGGCCAGCATTCGCATTTGTCGTAAGAGGGTTGTCCATAATGCCTGTCAGGGAGACCCCAAGCAGACGCTCTTCTTCCGTGTTAGTCTTCCACACCTTACGCAGATATGGGAAGTGAGTCATAGTAGACTGGATAGTGCCAAGGATGGTCGCCAGCTTTACCTTACGCTCAAGGTC